CTGATTTGTTTCTCAGTATTTAAAGCAAAATCAATATCTTCTAAGTATCTTTTTGTCATTGCATAGGTCAATATTTCAGTTGACCCCCAATAATAAATATCATTAAGGAACAACTGATATTTAACACTGAACATATTATTAGTTACAGTGTTAGCTCCATCAAATCTAAAAATCTTACTTATTCCAATAACCTCTGGTGGAACTTGTAAGTAGTTACTATTCTCTTCAAAGTTAAAGGAAACACTTGCTCCATCAATTGTAGCAGTTGCAGTCGTGGTTACGATTCCTGCAGTGCTACTTCCTCCTCTTGCTCTACCTCTATCTATATCTGCCTGCGTTATCTTATATTTTAAAAAAGTCTGAATACTTCCGTCATAATCACGCTCATGGAATAACTGAAGGGCATCATCAACTAAGTCATCAATCTGCTCATCGGCAACATTAATCTCCAGCACTGGAGCACCCAGTTGCCTTTTACAATAGTTAATTAAATCCGTTCTACTTGCTGGTTTCGCCATTTATTCCACAAGTTTTCCTAAGTGTATTTAGGGTGCTGATGATACTGGGTTGTAAACGTATATATTGCCGTTAGCAAGAGTATAGAAGGTCCCTCCTGCTGCTACAATAACATCATATACATATCTACCTTCATTCAAAGATCTAGTCGATGTAGACCCAAGAGAAAGTTTCATTTTGCCATCATAAGCACTGGTAAATCCAACAGTAAAAGATGTTGTAATTCCTAGAGTTGCCCCAACAGCAACACTCTTAGACATTGCTGCAGATCCAGTATATCCAGTCAGATCAAATGCAGCGTTCGCTGTTGTGTAAACGTTTAGATTTGCATTGAAATCAGAACCACCCTGAATAGTCAGGTTTACCCCATAAGGAACTCCTGAGTCTGGATCGAAAGTAATATTTTTAGATGGCATCTGCTAGTCCTATTACCGACATTGTTTCTTGCTGTTTATAATATAATTTTGCAAACGACTTTGCAATATTTTTAAGCATTTCACGATCATTACAATTATCTATATCACTTGCGATCTGTTGATAAGCAAAACTCTTCGACAAGTTCTTAAGTTCAATTTGATCGGGATCCATTTAGTAACTCCTTAAGTAAAGATTTGATTTCATTAAGTTCACCCTTCACGTTAGCAAGATCTTGCTCTACTGTCTGTAATTTCTGATTCTTTTCAGATTTAACATTTTTAGTAGAAAGATACTGTGTATAGTCAAGACCATTTACATTTACAATTGCATTTGTTTGAGGATCTCTTGCGAGATCCTTATTACCTTCTAATTCATAAAAATCCATATTACGCCAGTGCAATTACTCTCAAGTCTTTGACTCTAGGAACAAAACACTGAGTATTTGATAAAAGATTCAATTTAATTCTATAAGTCTTGAATGGGGGAAGATCATCGATAGAGAAAGTATATTCTCTATAATCAATTAATTCAGATTCTTGCGCCAAAGTATTAGATTTGATAATACGAACATCAGATTCGCCATTATTGTTTTGTGGGGCAATAACTTCACCTCTGGTATTAAGGTTAGTATAACCTGGGAAAGGTGAGAACGTGGGTTCAATTCCAGGTTCATTTGATATCGCGTAGAATGCCCTAATGTCTGCTTCAAGATTTACATGAGCAGCAAGAATAATTTTAAGTGAAGATGCTGAATTTTCAAGTACAATTTCCTTAGAAATATATTGACATGCTGTAGGATCTTCATCAATACTGTCCACTCTAGGGTCAGTTGCATAATTCGTAATTACATTGTTTACCCTATTAGATGTAAGTACAGCACTTACTCTTTGAGTATCAATGACAGGACTTACTCTTGTATCAACAGTGTTAAGGAAAAGTCTCATATTCATGGACTTAGATCCTGGAAGTGAAGTAAGATTAGCGTTTTCATTAACCTTGGACGCAATCATTCTTGGAGAATCAAAGTAGTTCTTCTGATTAATTACGATATCTTCAAACCCAGCATTCACGTATGGAGTTTCAGTTCCACTGAAACTTCTAGAAGTTGTTGTTCTAACTTCAGCCGTGATGCTAGTTCCAGGAACAGTCATGTTATGTACATTAGGAGTCATTAATTCAAATGGCATGTTCTGGGTCGCTCTGACCTTAGTTCCGCCAGTAGACTTAGTTTGACCAATTTGAAGTTGGGGGAATCCAACATCAGTGTCTCTAGCGGTTCCTGTAGTTGCACTCATATCAAGTTTAATCTTATAAGAATCAAATGTAAACGGATCAGACTCAGTTACATCTCCTAAAGAGTGAGTTCTATTAATACGATTAAGACTTACACCACCCATCTCATACTTGAACACTGGAGTTCCTGCTGGATATGTTTTAGGATTAGATCCTCTGACAATGTTTCCACCAATAGTATTTCCAGTCACATCAGTATACTCAATAATTTCATCACCGATGAGAAGTAAACCAACGTTAGTAGTTCCAACTCCGACATTTTCAAAGTTAGCGAATGTTGCTCCAAGTCCAACTGTAATTCCACTAGTAGAATCTGCTGGATATGCTGCGGTAAGAGTGGTTGGTTTGATGTCTGGTTTTACACCAGAAAGTACAACACTATTGTTAGTGAAATACATACCATGGTTTTGATGACTAATATTCATGTGCAAACCATCGTTAATGGTAACGATAGATGCAATTTGAACATCTCCTCCTGGAGCACCAGGTAGATCGTTATTTAAGGTTTGAGCAGCACCAACACTGTTGAAGTAGTTCATCGATTTACCACCACCAACAACAAAGTTACCTTGAACGTTATCAAGGATGAGTTCATTTGTGTGTCCAATTCCAGTGACAGTGAGTTTGGCATCTCTACCAATAGTAGCAATACCAATGGTGGAGATACCAAGAACATCTCCAACAACATAACCAGATCCACCACTAGAGATGGTTGCGCCAGAAGCAACAATACTACCGTTTAGTACACTGATATCCGCAGTTGCACCTCTACCACTACCCGTAATCGTAACAAGATTAACACCTGTGAACGTGTAGGAACCATCTGCAGGAGTGTAACCAAGACCAGCATTAGATACTGTCAGACTTCCTGTAACAGAACCAGCAGTGCCTACAAGGTCTCCTGTGGCGTTTGTGCCATCTTGGAAGAAGGTATTACCAATTTCATATCCAGCATCAGCAACAGTGGTTCCAAGACCAACTCTAATCTTCTTAGATGCAATGGAAATAGGATCTGGAAGCAACTTAGCAATCTGAGCATTACCCTGTGTAAGTTCAGGACTGTAAAATTCAACACTACCACTTTCAACAAAGTCCGCTCTATAGAGAGTAAACTTAAGATCTTCCCACTGACTTGGTTCCCAAGTGGTATTATTCTGTGACTTAAACAATGAACCCAAGTAAGGTTGGTTGGAAATGAATGTATCTGTTAACAGATCATTCTCACCAATCCTAGAAATATAAACTGTGTATTTTGTAGAGTTAGACGCCAAGCAAATTGCGTATTCTTTACCACCTTCAACGTAAACAGGTGCTTTGAATTGAATATTTGTAGCTACCGAACCATCGGAAGACGTGGTAATATCAGAAGGATCTAAGACAATCTCAGAACCAGGAAGAACCTTAGTTGATGGGATACCATTATCCATGGATCTCAATTGGAATACAAGTGGGGTATCTCCATCGTCAACTGTTCTGAAGAATACATCACAACTAGAGAGGAAACAACCTGTTTCATCTTCAACTAAGAATGACTGAGCAAGGGGATCATACCAAGTAACAACGGTTTGAGTTCTCGTTTGTTGACTGAGAACATTGCTATTAACTAGTTCAGTACCAAGAGTTTGTTCAACGTTTCTCTCTTGGAATTCTCTCTTCTGCTCTACTCTTGCATTTCTGATAGAAAGAATATTTTCTTGAAGAACTTCTAAAGTTCCTGAAGATGTAAAGTTTTCTTCAACAATCGTAGAAGCAAGATCTTGGTTGTTATCCTCATCATTCACAAGAGTTAAAGTTTTGGTTCCTGTTTCAAATTTAGGGAAGTTAACATTATTAGGATCCGGAATAAAGAGACTTCCAATAATGGTAGAAGACAAATCAGAGATAAGTCTTACATTATCTAAAGTTGCTTGTGCTCCACTTGTCTTTCCGACAAATGTCATTCCAGTTTGAACGAAACCAAAGAATTCTCCTTGTGCCTGTTCAGATAGAGAAAGGGTATCAACGTTAAGAATATTTGAAGTAGAAGAATATGCGTTAGAAAGAGGACGACTATTATAAGGGTTTTCGCGGAAAGTCTTCGTTGGACTATTGTAAGCACCTTCTCTATGGTTTATTTGAGCAACTCTAAAAGTAATCTTAGGAGAGGTCTCATTGGACTCTTCAGCGAGACCTGTTCTAATCATCTTACCTTCCACAGTTTCTCCAACTTGGAAAGTTCCACTAGTCATAGAAATTTCAAGAAGTTTAGGTACACAATACTTTGTGACATCCACTCCATCGAAGAATGCATATAATCTTGTAAGTGGTTTCATTTTTCTAGCAACGAATTCAACGTTCCTAGATCTCATTGTTGCAATTAGATCTCTACTAATAGTTCTATCGCCAAGGGAATTGACATCAAAATCCTCAGTGATAATAGTTCTTGTTCCATTTCTAGATTGAACACCAGATTGAACTCGATTTACAAACGTTTCCTCAACTACTTGGTCAGTTACTTGTCTTGTGGTAATTCTTCTCCTTCTCATACCACCTGGACCTCGAACATGAATTTCATTTGGTCCATTTTCGACAACTCTGGTTCTAGTAACCTCCACATCTGTAATTCCACCCCAATTGGTTTCCCAAGAATCCCAGAGGATGGGACCAAACCCAGTTTGAGGATCAACTTCACCGTTTTCAACCATGTTATTGAAGGTCTCAGTGTAGTTACCTTCTTGCTGAATAATCTTTGCTTCTAAACGTGTTGTATCAACCCAGTTATCTGTAGCTGGAGTCAACTCCATAGTTCCATTCCAGAAACTAATCAAGAAGGGAGTAACACTTTCAGTTCGAGTTGCAAAAGCTTGTTTAATATATTCAACCTCCGCAAAATCAAGAGTAATAATATCATCACCTTTTCTTATATTATTACCTTCGATAGGTGCTACACTAGAATCTAAAGTTGTGTCTCTATCAACAACAGGTCCAAGAATCATATCAACAGAATTAGTATAATGTCTTGGTCTTAATTCACCAAACTTTCTATCAATAGAGTTTTTGATAATAGCACCA